TGGATGCTATTACGCCTACCACGATTGTTAGGGTTTTTTTCATGGGGTCTCCTTTGTCAGAAGTGCCTGACAAGAATATTATACCATTCATTCATAAGATAAATTTTGATTTTGTTTGCTTAAAACCATTTTTGTTTGGTTTTGATAACGACCAGCACTCATTCTTTTTTGACTACGCAATAGGTTTCTTGGTCTTCGCAAACGTAGGTGTTCACTTTCCCGATGATGAAACGGTATTACGTTTTTAGCCATGATTCCTCATGGTTTAATTATATCATTACATTATATTAATATTAAATTGTTTGAAATATGCATCCAGGTCTTTTTGCTCTGGTTTATTTTTTTGAATAATGTTACGCTTATCCCATTCATGCATTTCTTCAACGCTTTTCCTGTCACGGAATGTATGGATTTCTACCATTTGATTTAAGTCTTTAGGTGTATGAGAGATAGCACCAAAAATAGCCCCACAAACAGCGTCTGCAAGGTCCTTAGAGGACTTTCTAGGGTGGTCTACACGATTACCTTTCATAATTTTTAGTTCTGTAAGTTCTTCATAAAGCAATTCAATGGCTGGCATAGCAAGTCTTTCTTCATACACAAGCATAGCCATGTCTTCATAGTGTTTTTTAGCAACAGAAACAGTTTCAGTACGAATACCAACTTGTTTCAATTCATTTTGAATATCAAATGACTGCCAACGGTCAAAGGAAACCATACCTATGTCAAAGCCCTGTCTGCGTAGGTTTTGAATCCATTGCTTTACTTCCGATAGATTAACAGGACCTTCTACTCTTGGTTCCCAATACACTACCGCATCTACTACTACTACAGGTGCTACTTGTTGATAATCTTTAACTACCTGAATATTTACCCACTTTTCAACGTGAGCAATAGCAACAGCACACTTGTCGTGACGTTGTGCAAGGTCAGCATGAACAAAATATTTTTTATCTGGGTCTGGTTTAAAAGTTTCATCAAATCGTTTAGAATTATCAATAGGGTTTCTAATTGTCATGCAAGCACGAACTTTTTCTGTTTGTTTAAAAAATGCATCAGACATGTAGGTTGGGATACAGGCAAAACGTTGCATAGCATCTCCAAGGTCTGTATAAAAGGCTAATTTAAAATCATCAATTTTACGAGTAGGATTTACTACCCAGGTTGGTCTTTTAATAGCAAACATTCCAGGAAATTTGTAAGATAGGATGGTGTCTTCTTCCCATTCAATTTCAAGACTGTTTCCTTCCGTATCTTCTGGTAAATCAGGATTCATAATAAATTTATGTTTCTTTACAACCACTTCTTTGTCTGCAATCACTGAATCATACTTTTGACTGATGAAGTCTCCAGGATAACGTGGGAAAGATAGTAGGGCTACTTTGCCTAAGTCTGGAAATCGGCTGTCTACAGAGGCACGAAAGGCTTTATAGATGTTATCTGCGGTCTTGCCTTGTTCATTACCAGTGCCAACTTCATTAGCAAAACCAGAAATTTCATCTAGAACTGCTAAGATAAGGTTTAGACCTTCGTGAGATTCACGTTCGGAGTGTCCAGAATAAACAGTAATAGCATTATTAAACTCAATGCTATCTACTTTTGCATAATACTTTCCAGCAAACCATGGTGAGCGTTCAATCTTATTTTTAAATCCTTTAAAGAAAACGTTCTTAGCCTGTTGTGCGTTAACAGCGATGTTGATAATATCAATAGCATCGCCAGTAGGCTTACCAAAATAACGAGCAGGGTCTTTAAGACAAAGTAGTTTATAAACTATATAGGAACAAGCAACAGTAGAAACAAAATCTTTGCCAGAACCTTTACCAAGTTGTAGGATAACCTCATTCTTGGTATATTTATTGTAGTATCTACGACCTTCTTCGTCTCCAAGGATTTCAATTACTTCTTCTAATCTGTAGATTTGAGACATTGCTTCAACAATGTCATACTGTATTTGAGATAGCGGTGGTTGGGCAAGATAATCTTCGCCTTCAACAAATGTTTTTACATCTACTGGTCTTTCAGCAAATACATTACTTTTTAGTACTTCAAAGAACTCATTGAACATCGTGGACAATGGTAATCACTTCCTGTTCTTTTGATACCTGCGAAAGTCTACGCATAATCTCGTCACGAATCTGAGGATATTCACTAGCGATATCTCTAAGAATACCAACAAGGATATCTTGTTTGCGTTCAATATCTAACATTTCTTCTGCAAGTTCTTTGTTTTCAAGCAAACCTGCTTTCTGTAGCATATCAATTCTAGTTTTTTCTAAGTCCATTACAAGTTTAATACCTGCGGTTTTAGCCCCTAAATTTGCTATTGTAGTTGCATCGTCAATTACTTCATAAGCCTTAGCAATAAGTCTGCTATAGTGCGTATCTGCCCCTACAAGGGCTTCTTTAGCCCTAGCACGAATAGCAGCATTGTCAGAAGCCATCACACGCCATTGATTAATATGAGCAACTACCTTTTGTCTTGGCAATGCAAGTTCTTTAGAAATCTGAGTAGGCTCTTCACCCTGAAGATACTTCTCCACAACCTTGTTCATTTCATCAAGATGTTCAACTGTTAAATCTTCAATTGACATTTTTCTTTTGTCTTTCTCGTTTTGTTGGAATACGCTTAACCCTTTCAGGGTCAAATGAACGCCATGCAGTAGCAGTTGCTTTCTGCATTTCAAAGCAGTCTACCCAAACTTTACCATTTTCAGTATTAGTTACAACAGCATCAAATTTAAATTTGACACCATGCTCCTCTTCTATTTTAATGATATCACCTTTGGCAATGACAAAATTACCAATTTGCAATTCATATTTTCTGTTAAATTTTGTTTCTTGCATTTTAACTGATTTTACTTTTTTCATCTTTTTGATTTCCTTAATCCAAATTTTGCTAAATAAACATAAATAGTTTCTACGCTAGTGCCACATTCCAAAGCAATTTGCTCTGGAGTTTTTTTGTCTACATGGAATCTTTTACGAAGCCATGCTTCATTTGTATAAAACTTATTAGCCATTAATATCCAAACGCCTTATCCCAATTATGCAATGCCCAATGCCCAATAGCACAAGCATCTGCAACATCGTCATCTTCCAATTGCTTATCATAATTAATATTAACAAAGTTTATAGTTCTTTGTTTGCGAATATTTCGTTCTTCATTCTTAAACCAAGAAACAGATTTTCCTGGATTCTTCTTTTGAATCTCATGCTTTTCTTCCTTAGTTATCTTTTTATTACCAATGAAGTTTTGCCAAGTCATAGGCGATACAGAACCAATCTTCTTTACCCCAGACATAGAAGCAGCCCCAAGCAAAGCACCCTGTACCATAGCCAATTGTGCAGCAGTCTTAGGACTATTCATAAATACTGTGTGTTCAATAATGATGGTATCAAAATCAAATTTATCAAAGAAGGCTTTTGTTTTCTTAGCAGCATCCATAACTTTGTCATAGGTTGTAATACCTTCAAACTTAATCTTTCCACAAGCAATAATCTTTTTATCTTCAAAGATAGCAAATGCTAGGCTATTAGTGCTTGCATCAATAGCACAAAAACGTTTTGGTTTTTTAGTCAAGTTCAATTTTACCATTTAGAATATCCTTAATCTCTTTTAGAGTATCTTTTACATCATCTGGATTAACATCACATGCCTGACAAATTGTTTCTTCTGTATACATTGACAATTGTTTACTACAAGATTTACAAAGTCTAACTTTGCCAGCACGTTTCTTTACTTTATCTTTAATATATTTTTCAGCAATTTTTTCTTTAGTTGCCAATTGCCTACATTCGGGTGAGCAATATATTTGATAAGATAAACTAGTTTTAAACTGTTTGTCGCACCAATCACAATGCTTGTTTTTCATCTAAAGGCTCCAAAGATTTAATTTTAATCTCTCCAGAACCTGCAGAAGCACAAGCCGCTTGTATAGGGCATGTTTTGCATATCTTTGAATTAGAACGATAGTTTTTCTCAGGCAGGGTTTTATCTTCCCATGCCTTACGAACAGTTCTCATCCATTCAAAAGTGTTCTCTACCCACTCAAACATGTATTGATTTAATTCAATAGGAAATACCAATAATTCATGGTTATTTTTATTTTCATAAATCAGTACTGATTTGTTTTTGTTAAGGATTTTCATGTAAATCAATAACTGAATAAGATGTCCAGTTTTAGGTTTACCTGATGTTTTGCGATATTCAAATGCCTCATGTGGCATTGTTTTTATTTCACCGAGAAGTTCCTTTTCTTCCCAGTTAAGCATTACGTCACCAAATCCAAATATGGGTGGATTTTCATAAGTAACTTTAAATTCAGAATCAACTAATAGTCCTGGAACATTTTTCATCGCTTCCTGAATACGCTCATGTGATTTTGTTCCAGCAGTCATATTTGCACCACCATATGCATCTGCGTTATCTGTAAATACAGCACCTTCAAATGCTAAATACCAGTAGCGTGGACATTCTCCATGAGAATATGCAATAGTGCTAGGTGCAAAAGTTTTCTTTTGTTGAAATTTGTCTACACGGTTAATTGTATAACCAGAATTAATCTTTGCAATTAATTCATCTTTGTCCAAGAATGAAGGTTTTGAATTTGAATTAGTTTCAACCTTTTTTATCATTACTTGACTTAATAAGTTTTTTGCCATAATAAACACTAGCGAGTAATATATTTAAGAGCCGAAACGAGGTTGTTAATAGCCTCAGCAGCGGTATAATAAATATTTTTTTTCGCTCTGTCTCCTTTATCTACGTTAGTTAGCCATGTGGCTTTAAAGGACATTTTCGCAGCAATTGCTTGCAGACGAACAATCTCCACTTGTGCAACGTTAAGGGGAATATCTGGCTTAAGAATCACCTTAGCAATAAAGGTAAGAGCAGTAGTCAGTTCTTCATCATTCATAAAGTCAGCAATCTCTGTAAGACCATTGACCATTTCAATAGTATTGGTTTGTTGTTCCATCTTGTTTCCTTAATGTTATAGTTCTATTATACACTATCAGGCGGTAATTGGTCAAGTATCATCTCTAGTAGGGATAACTCAATGATTGCTAATCTTGTTTTAATACCTTCTTCACCAAGGACAACTACGATTGCTGGATTATCATTATTCCTTATAGCATCCGTAGTTGCCTTAGCCCATACTTCTTTATTTAGGGTAAAGGACTTACCAACTTCTTTAAAGTCAACGGTAAATCCTTCCCACGAAGCATCTCCTTTATGAGTTCCCCTACCAGAGTTCTTGTGTTGTTTAGCCCCAAGACGTTTGCTCTCACTTCTCTCGCTCAAAGTCCTGCTTCTTCTTCTTAGTTTGTAGACTAACTTCATTGAGATGTTTTTCTGGACACATCCAAGTAATTAGTTTTTCTACTGGATAAAGTCTGACTGACTTTACTTCTACCCTGCAAGTATGACAAGGAAATTTTCCTGGATAGACTGTATACTTACCCATTTACCCTAGCCTTGATTTCATCTTGTAGGTCTAGGTCTTCTCGTACTCTTGCTACAAACTTATCCCTACCCTGCAATTTACTCCCATCAGGTAGAATATACCAAGCCCCTGTGCGTTCTACAATACCCATCATTTCCGCAGTATCAACCAAATCACCAATGCTGTCAATGCCAACATCACCTCGGAAATAAAAATCATACTCTCCAGATTGGAAGGCTGGCGATGTCTTGCTAAATTGAACTTCCCAACGAACTTTCCTACCAACCTTTTCCTCAATGAGTTTATCGCCAATTGCAATCTTGCCTTTAATTGCTTGATTGTCTGATTCGGAAGAGAATAACTTGATAACCGTTGATGAATAGAACTTAGTAGCCTGACCACCAGAAGGCTGTTGACTAGTATACATAGCAGAAATATTGTTACGAGATTGCGAAATAAGAACCAAAAGGGTTGGCTTAACTTTATTATTAGCATAATTAAGCATCTTCCAAGCATTGCTAAAATCTCTAGACTCCGCACCAATTTGTTTAGTATTTTCCAACTGTTTAAGTTCATCTGTATCCTTTTCAAAATAAATAGCAGGTAGCAGTGATGTAATTGAATCAACTACAATTAGGTCTACTCCAGCGTTCATTAGGTTAGTTCCAACATCTACCATTTCATTGATTGTACGAGCCTGTGAAACGATTAGTTGGTCTGTATCTACTCCAAGTCTTTTAGCCCAATCTTCTGAATAGGACATCTCTGCATCAATCCAAGCACATAGTTTTCCATCTTGCTGTGCTTCTGCAATCATCTGCAAGCAAAGTGATGACTTGGCAGAAGATTTACTTCCCCAAACCAATACCTGTCTACCATATGGCAAACCACCATTCAATGCACGATTCAAACCAAAACTTGGTGTTGGCTGATACTCTGTTTTAAATCCAACACCGTTAGTCAAACGTTTACGGATGCGTGGGTCTAATGCTGCCATTGCTTCTTCTAGTGTTGTCATTAGAAACGAACCCCATGTTTTTCTGGTCTAGACTTATTATAGCCAGTCTTCTTTTCAAAAGCATCATCAAGACTTCCATTGACATACTCAAACTCACGCAAACCTGCATAGAGGTCAAGTGTGCGAATGATAATATCAGCCATCTCATCTGCTACTTCTTCTGGACCTTTGGATTTACGAATTGCTTCCATGACCTCAACTGCTTCTGATACAATCATCATTAGTTGTTTAGTCATAAATATATCCAATGTTTCTTTATCATCTGTATTGATATAGGCAATACCCCAGAAACCTTTTTCTACTGCAGTTTCATGCAGTTCTTTTGCTACTTCATCAAACATTTTCCACATCTTCCATAATTACTGTACCATCTTTAGTTTTCCCTAAAGAGAATTTATATACATTTCCTTCATCAATTTTCATATATGCTTTTGAAAATGATGTTGGAAATACCGTTACGCTATGCATATCTCTAGCAGTATCTGCCAATACGAGAGATGCCATCTTTTTACCAGCCTTTGTAACTCTTGGCTTAAATGAAACCACAAATAGTTCATCATCTTTATATGGTAATTGACGATAGTTTAGTATTTTAATTAGACCAGACGGATTACCTTTAATCTCATCTGCTGGAATTGCAGTTACTATTCTATTATCACTTGCCAATACAAGATATGTTCTACCTGCTTCAATAGTTGTATTTTCTTCATCAAAGATTCCAATACTGCCAGTCTTGTCAAGCAGTTCTACTCTTGACCAACCATTGCCACGCTTAATATTTTTAATCATACCCATCAAGATGTAGGCACCTTTTTCTTCATATTCTTCAACATCATTAATAAAAGCATGGTAATGTTGTGGGATAGAAGTATTGAATTCTGGTAAATTTAGATACTCATAAAGATTCTCACGAACTTCTTCATCGTTTCTAGGATTATCATCAAATGTTGCAGCACCTACAAGGCGTAGAGCCTGTAATGCACGACTATTGACACCATTACCCTTAGTAAAAGTAAACTCTTCTAGTTCTTTATATGAAGCAAAAGGTCTAGCCGCAATATACTTATTAGCAATATTATCACTAATAAACTTGATAGATGATAGCCCAAAGCGAATACCTTTACCTTCGATTTTGAAATCAACATCTGATTCGTTGATGTGTGGCAAACGAACTGGAATACCCATACGCTTTGCTTCAATCAAATATTCAGTACGAGCATCTTTATCACTTTCATTCTTAAGCAATGAATACATAAACTCAATTGGATAATGATACTTTAGCCATGCTGTCCAGTATGAAACTGTTGAGTAAGCCACAGCATGAGACTTGTTAAACGAATATCCAGCGTGTGCTTCAAAGTCGTGCCACAGGTCTTCAGAAGCATTTGGAGTTAGGTAGCGAGAAGCACCCTTAACGAATTTATCTTTAAAGACATCGAACTCTTTAGCATCTTTCTTCTTACCAATGATTTTACGAACTTTATCCGCTTCTGCCATTGTCATACCACCAAGTTCTACACAGGCAAGCATAACTTGTTCCTGATATAGAATACATCCATAGGTTTCTTCTGTAAATGCTTTTAGCACTTGGTGTTTGTAATCAATATTTTGTTTACCGTGTTTACGAGCAACATAATCTTTACCAATGGTGTTCATAGCACCTGGGCGAACCAAAGCATTAGAAGCAGCCAACTCATTAAAGTTTTTGATACCCATCTTTACAAGTAGGTTGGTATATGGTGTTGCCTCACATTGGAACACGCCTTTAGTGAAGCCATCAGAAAGCATGCGGTAGACATTTGCATCTTCCATATTTACTTTATGCAAATCAATGTCTTCACCAGTACGCTCCTTGATAATTGCAAGTGTATCTTGAATAACGGATAAGGTCTTTAAACCCAAAGCATCAATCTTAATTAGACCGATACGCTCTGCTTCTTCCATGTCTACTGCTACTACTGGAATACGTTCCTTGCTACCTGGAGTTGTTCTAGTTTCAAGTGGTGCATACTTAAAGATAGGTTCTTTAGCAGTAACCACACCAGCAGCGTGAATGCCAGTACCACGGATACGACCACGCAATTGTTCTCCATAGAGTTCAATCTCTGGATACTTCTCACGGAACTCTGCAGTTGATTTAGAGTTTAGGTAATCATCCCAGTCATCAACAAGTTTAAGAACCTTATTCACATCTGGCAATGGAATATTCAGAACACGAGCAATGTCACGAACCATTCCTTTACCTTTGAACTCAAGGAATGTAGCAATAGAAGCAACGTGACGATACTGGCGAACCAAATAATCTTTCACATCTTCACGTCTTGAATCCTGAATATCTGTATCAATATCTGGGAAGTCATTACGTTCTGGGTTAATAAATCGGAAGAATAGAAGACCATGCTGAATAGGGTCAATGTCAGTAATGCCTAATGCATAACAAACTAAAGAGCCAGCAGCAGAACCACGACCTGGACCAACCATAATGTTTTCTTTTTTAGCCCAGTTAATCATGTTACGAACAACTAGAAAGTAAGGAGCAAAGTTTTTATCCTTGATGATTTGAAGTTCTTCTTCAACTCTTGTGTGATATGTAGGGTCTGCACCTACACCACGAGTATCTAGACCAGCCATAGCAAGTTCATAAAGTTCTTGGTCTGGATTTTGATACTGTGCAGGTAGCAAATCTAGGTGGTCTTTGATATTATAATCTTCAACCTTATTCATAATCTCAATAGTATTGTCATACATATCTTGTCTTACGATACCTTGGGCTTCCATAGATTTATGCATCTCTTTATCAGATAGCAGGTGAATCTCGTAATCTCTAAAAGTAATCTGGCGGTCAGCACCGTATAGATAATCTAACTTATCCATCAAGTTATCAAACTTCTGACTACCAGCAAAGGTAGCATCTTTTTCAATCTTGTTAGAGTAAGTATTTAGAATTAGTTTAAGTTCTTGAATCTCACGCTGTTCTGGACCTGCATGGTGGCAGTCAGGAGTAACGATAGGCTTGATATTGAATTCATCTGCAAGAGCAAGAATAGTCCTGTTAATCTCTGGTGGATTATGTGGCATAACTTCGATATAGTAGTCATCGCCAAATGTTTCTTTAGCCCATTGTAGATGTTCTTTTGCAGCAGCAAAATCATCTGCTTCAATTGCTTTGGCAAGAAATCCAGACAGACATCCAGAAGTAATAATAAGACCTTCTTTATACTTTTCTAAGGAAGCCCAGTCCATACGAGGTTTCTTGTAGAATCCTTCAGTCCAAGCAATCTCATTAAGTTTATTTAAATTCTCAAGACCCTTTTCATTCTTAGCAAGAATAATCAAGTGATTATAAACTAGGTCTAGGGGTGTTTCTTCACGTTCTTCCTTATCTCTTTGGTCAAAGCGGTCTTGTGCAATATATCCTTCAACACCAAGAATTGGCTTGATACCTTTTTCAATAGCGGTACGATACATTTCACGATGTCCAGATAAAGAACCGTGGTCAGTGATTGCGATGGCTGGCATTCCAATTTCGATTGCTCTGTCCACATATTCTTGTGGTGTTGCTATGCCATCAAATAAACTGAAATGTGAATGCACATGAAGTGCTACATAAGATTCTGATGTTTTGCTAATTGTTTTATCCAATCTCTAAAGTCTTCTATTGACCTGTCTAATTTTGCCACATTGCACCATTTGCAACAGGCTACTACATTACTATATAAGTATCCCATACTAGGGTCTATTCTGTCAAGTCCATTCATAAAAATATGTGCGGACCATTTCCTATAACCTTTTGTTATGGTTGGTTTTGCATTACAATAAAAACAATTTTTTAAAGAAATTTCTTTAAATTGTTCTTCTGTTAAATTAAATCCTTTTTCTTTTGCATTTTTACGCCCTTTTACAATTAAATAATGATTTTTCCAAGTTATTTCTTCCGAAGATTTTCTTTTTAAGATACCCCTACATTGATAACAAGATTTTGCTTCTTTAAAATTTGTTGTTGGAGCAAGAAAAGTTTTATTGCAAAATGGACAAAGAAAATCCCAAGAGTTATGATTTTTTATTTTATAAGGACCAGATATAATTTTAACTCCAAAACTATTTATATCTCCTATTTGCACGTTAAGTCTCATATTTTAATTATATCATGTTAACGTGGCGATGGGGGTAGACAGCGAACCACCTACCCCCATCAATTAGTTTTTACCAGTCAATGTTACTAGAAGTAACAGATGGTGCATCAAAGCCGAAGTAGAAATTCTCCTGCTCTGCATAAGCAACTTCACGGACAACTTTTTCAAGATTGAAAGGCTCAATGCCAGAGAAGTTGAATGGTTCTGTATCTGGCTTAGTTGGAAGCAAGGTGTAGTTGGTTTCAGTTCCCTGACCATTACGCTTAATCTTCCACTCTAGGTTAGAGATAGAACCAGTCTCAATCGCATACTCACGGAGATTTCCGAAAGCAGACTGCTTTGAGATACCCTGTGACCATACAGCCACATAAGGTGCTTCAGTACCATCATCAATGATGACGTTACCATACCAGCGAAGACGTGAACGCCAACCTGACTTAGGCTCTTTACGAGCCATCTCACAACCGTAGCAGCGACCTTCAGAATCGATTGTACATACTGCCTTACGCTTGTAATCCTTTGGATTAGTGTGTTCTGCGATTACCACAGAAAGACCACGACTTTCATCGTAGTTTGCTGAATCTGTATCCAGTTCTTCAACGAAGCGAACTCTTGCAGATTGTCCGTCAGCCAACTTGACCCAACGAACCTTTTGACCATTGTTTTCATATTTAGGCTTATCCATAATTGCACCGATATCTTTTAGCCCTTTGATTACGCTCATAATATTCTCCTTATGTTTTCTTAGCGGTATACTAGTTTAGCATACTGGCAATAGTTTTGTCAAATGATTCGTCAATATTTTTTATTGCTTCATCTGACATATCGCCAATATCCTTATATTGTTTATCTATTTTAATAACAGTAACACGAGAGCCAAGACGTTCGATTATCTTATCTTTCATATTACCGCCAGCCTCGTCATTATCAGCAATGACAATAATGTTATTGAAGTATTTTCCGAGTAGGTCTGTTTGGAAATTGGATACGTTTGCACCCAAAGTTGCTACCGCAGGAAAACCACATTGGTCTAAACGGATAGCATCAAATGATGATTCAACTACATACACTTTTCCAGCAGTCTTTACACGGTGTAGGTTAAATAATGTTTTTGCTTTTGGTAGTCCTGGGGTATTTTTAAATTCTTTACCCTCGATTGAACGACCAACAAAACCAACTGTAATTCCATCTGGTGAATGAACAGGAATGGTTACCATGTCCTGTTTTTCAGAATAGCCAAGCAAAAACTTTTTAATGGATGTTTCACTAATTAATCTACCATCATAGTATCTAGTTGCCCTGGGTGATTCCAATGCTTGCTGATTTAGTCTCTTAATCTGCAACTCGTCATATGGAACATAATCTGGTTTTTCTACAAGCGTTTGGTTAATCTGATATGACAAATCAATCTCAGTTTCTTTAGACTTAATGTAACGAACAGATTCAAAATAACTACGACCAGATGTATGCATGATTAAAGCAACAAGGTCACAAACATGCTGACAAGAAAAACAAAAGAATAGACCAGAATTTTTATCTACTTCACCAGCAGGTGAGCGATAGTTATTGTGAAAAGGGCAAAAGATAATGAAGTCAGAGTCTACTTCCGATTCGATTGTGATACCTGACCCTGCAATAACTCGCTTAATTTGTTCTTTTGAGTAGGAACCATTTGTGTTCCGTCTATTCCTAATATCCATAATGCCTTATTCTTTCCTATGTATGTACCATATACTGTTAATGTAAATTCGTAGTAATCTTTTTCGTTATTATATTTTATCGTAAACTGTGGGTCTATGTCAAGTCTTGGCACATACCCCAATTTACACATCTCAAGTGCTTTGAGTCTCACAAGTTCTAAACGAAGTCTACCAATTGCGGCATCATTCTTAATGATTCCGTCAAACGTAAAATTCTTAATAGGTCTGTGATATATATTCTCCACACTCTATTATAACTAGTTATCTTCAAAATCCTTATAACGATAGTAACCTTTGTCAAAATCAACTTGAACCAAGAACTCTCCCATAAAACCATTACGGTTTTTTCGGAATACACATTCTAGGATATCAGAGTTGGTAGCACGACCAAGAGCAAGCACCCAGTCAGCATCGTAAGCAATCTGACGTGACCAAGCAGTTTGACCAAGAGTAGGAACTGTATCTAACTTAGTAACGTCATCTGGTGTAGCAGAAGAGATAGCAATAATAGGAATCTCTTCACCAATAGACATCAACTTAAGTTCACGAGAAAGGTTCTTCATACGAACAGTCTCATTATCAGACTTTTGATTTGGAGACATCAATTGTAGGTAATCTACGATTACTAGGTCTGGTTTATATTGGTCAATCTTACCACGGATAACTGATGGTGTAACTTCCCCACCATTATCGTTAGAGATGATATGGAACTCTGGTTTACCAGCAAGTTCTTTAGCATGCCAGCGTTTCAAATCTGCAATCTCTACCTGACCATTACTAAGTTTACGATGTGACCAAAGACCTTCACCCATGATAGCAAATACACGGTTACGAACTTCAGTCTCGGACATTTCAAGAGAAATGATAAGCGGTGATTTACCTTGTTTCCATGCTTGTACTGCCATATAAAGAGCAAACCAAGATTTACCAATTCCTGGATAAGCAAGGAACACGCCCAACTGACCTGGGGTAATACCAGCAGGAAGATAGTTGTCAAATCCTGGCAAACCAGTTTTAATACCAATTGAACCTAGTTCATTCTGACGAGCAAGGTTTTCAAAATATGCAACAGCGGAATCAATATCAGTAGCATCAATGTCACGGATAACCGCAGTATTCTTTTTTAACTCTGATGTTTTCTGGATTAAATCCTCTAGTGCCTTAGTACCCTGACCTGCTTGAACATCTGAAGCGGTAGTTCTAAGAACATCTTTTAGACTATCATTTAAGAATTCTGCCTGTAGTTCTTCTAGGTGATATTTGGTGGCACCAACACCATCAACTGGTGTAAAGTCACGGAACTTATCTACAACTAAAGATACTGGTGGAACTGTTCCATTAGTCTCAGAATAATTACGAATAAAAGTCCAAATATCATTATGCGTTCTCAGGATATTATCCACGTTTGCTTGTAGCAAAACGTGAACTTGTTTATCTGCCAACACAGCAGAAATTAGTTTTGATTCTGTATTATTCATTTAGCCACTCTCTTGCCTTTAGTCTACGTTCTGCACGTTCTTGTAAATCTTGTTGGACTTGCTTACGCTTGTAAACAATATGGTCTGCATAGTTTGCAAAATATTTCCATGATGGATTTTCTGCAACATTAAAATAGTATTCCAATAGGTCATAGCATTCTGGCATACCATAGGATTCAATGAGTGCATCTGCAGCCCATTGTTCAACGTTTAAATTTAGGGAAGGCTTTTCTTCGTACTTTGCAGTATGTAGTTTACTGTAGCGACTAAGCAAAGCCATGCGGTCTTTGCGGTCAGCCATTATTTATTGTCAGCCTCGTCTAGAGATTCCTGGACTTTTTCAGCCAGTTTTGCTTCAACAAATGCATATACACGTTCAAATGCATCGTTAGTGTTTTCGCCATCACGTTTACTATCTGATACAGATAAGTCAATACGCAATGACTGGAAGTTGCCCAAATTGAGCGTATAGCCTAGCCCAACTGTAACCTTAGTCTCATCGTTATTCATACCCTGTGTCCTTTCAAGAACTAAATAGATTCATTCCAAATAGGCACAAATCTGCCATCTTCGGTCTTTGTATAAACCAGTATACCATCTCCCATACGCCTTGTCAACTCTTGTTTTGTAGGCGTTACATCATTGGTTATTAGTTTATCTTTTCTTGGTCTACCGTGGTGGTAGGAAGCAAGTATATCACGAATTTCTCTTACTTGTGCTTCGGAATAGTAAGAACGGACTTGCCAGCCCCTCTCTCCGCCCTTCTGTGACCCCATAGGGAAGGGAATAATGCCTTTTAGCATTAATTGTGGCATATATTTTTTATGCCTATTTACGAGTTCTGCGGTCTGTCCTACGGTGTATGCCCTTAGCCTATTTTTCTTAAAATCACTAATTAAACAACTTTCAATTTGGTCAAGTGTAATATTATAAACAGACATGATGCCATTGGAATTATTCATGTGATAGACACGAACCAGACTACCATTAAGAAACCAAACTTTTTTATTCCCTGGGATGACAGGGGCAGCATTATACTGTTTTATTGTCAAAGCAGCCATGAGACTCCTAATATCCGATTGCGGTAATATGAACCCAGTAATCTCCAGCAGCAATACCATCTGTACAATAGAACTGGTAATTTACCTGAGTTGCAGTTACTGAATTTATAATTGGAGTAACTGACTTATTTGCTGTTGCTCCAGAAAACTCTATTGTAATCTGGATTACTGGAGCAGTTGTAAAGACTACACCGCCAAAGCCCCAAGATGTACTTGGAGTTACACCTTTTGCATCTGTTTTAGGTGCCTGATACTTAATTCTTTCTCCAGCAAAAATCAACTCTGATACTGTTTGCTTGTTTGTTGCTGGTGCAATTTTTGAAGATTTATTAAAGGTGCTAGAATTGGTTAGGCTATATAGGTCATTGATTGAGGTTGCAATCGTAGTAAGATATGACAGGTCTAGTGGCTGTCCAGATGAAGGTAGTGGTATTGTATTTCCCATATTTTAATTATACCATAACTATGGGGTAGAGGTATATGTTAAGGTAACAAAAAGTCTATTCATATAACCATTTTTGCCACTTGTTGTAGAATTGTCTATCTCAGTAGATGTGAGTTTTGGGTATGTTGCTGCAAAAACTGCTGCCCTTCCCCTTGTTGCTGTGGCATCTTTTGGCACTGTCAATGAGTAATCTACGCTGTTTGTGGAAGATATTGTTTTATAGAATTTCCAACTTTGCCAAACACCGCTGATATACCATTGAAAATATACGTCATAATAGGTTACAAATGGAGTTTTGTTAGTTGGAATTTGCCAAGATACTGTTAGGTTTGGACTTGTATATGTGTATGTTGGGGTAATTGCTCCAGTTATTGCTGATACTCTTTGTGATGGAACAATAACGTAGTATGGACTCCAAGTTGTTTCTCCAAGTTTGTCATTAGATAATATTTTATATCTTACTTTGTATGTTCCGTCTGGAGCACTTGCAAGTAAATCTTTTTTTGCTATCTTGCTTTTGGTAATATTTGCATCAGCCATTATGATGTCCCTAAACCAAATCTAAATTCAATGAAACCAGATGTATTGCTTTCTTTTACTAAGGTAGATGCTGTACTATTTTTAATAACTGAATATCCTACCAAGCCATATAATGGATTTACAGCAGATGAGTTTTCAAATCTAATTCCATCTAATGCAATTGCCCAGTTTGAAGAAGGGCTTCCACTGTTGATAACGTTTCCATATACTCTCAAAGCACTTACAGTAGCCCAAGAAAATCCAGATGTTTTTGTAATTTGATTAATATATTGTGATACTGATATGTATCTGTTTGTAGTTGCTGTAAGTCCACTAGCAACAAAAGTTGCAGTTGCATAATCAATACCGTTTGCACAATAAAAAACCAATTTTATTGTTGAGTTACCAGTTGGCAAAGTTGTTGTGGAACCAAGAGAATTTATAACACTAAAAACAACTTTAATCTTATCTAAAGAAGATGCTCTATCAAGTCCCAAAGTGGTTCCAGATAGTCCAATGTAATTACTTGTTAAATCATTTAAATCAGATGACATGTCACCTTTTATAATCAATGCATCGCTCAAATATCTTGGTCTTTCATTTCTAGAAACTCTAGACGAAACAAAGAACGAGTTATCACTATTTGTCTTATAAGCCTTTACTTCTGTTACTGCATCATCAGCATATTGAGTATCTATGTTATTATTTATGTTGTTTGCATCTAGTGCAGCACTAACAATTTTTAACGATGTTGGTACCCACGAACTATTTGTTGGGATATAGTATAACCAGTTTTCAGAATTTGAAAAATTAAATAGTGTAGAACTATCTAGGATACTTGTTGGGTTTGATTCTGTTGGATATAAACCAATCTCTGTTATTTCATATCTTTGGGTATTTGGAAGTTCTGCTGTGAACACAAGTTCTGGATAGTTGGCAGATATCAATCCATAGGTTGCCGATGTAAAAGTATCTGATAATGTATTTGCTACACGAAATTGAGTAGTTGATGTATCATAAATGACTGCATTTACAAGATTGAATCCAAGACCTGCAGTACCTCCAGTATTTCCAGAAGAAACTATTCCTGTGATTGTAACTGTTTGTCCTGCCTGAAAAGTATTGTTTGCCACATAAGTAATATATGTTCCATCTGTGGTAGCATTAGTTGGAATTGCTGTAAGCACCCCAGATGTATACCCTTTTGAAATAATTGGCAATCTAAACATTTCAAAATCTAGTTCTGTTTTTGTAGCATAATTACCAAATGATGTTACTGGTTGTGCTCCACAACCGACAGCAATATAGCCAGCATATGCAGGTGTTTCTCCTGCCAGATATTTACCAAGAATGTTTTTGCCAATATTTGTTATCATTTTATTCCTCTATTATATTGTAGCATCAAGTACCTTACTTTGTGACAAAACCTCATATTGAACCAATTCTTTATTATTGATATTTACAGTTTCAATAACTATATATTCATCTTTACTGTCAAAATAGACAAAAGAACCGCCTGTGCCATTACCTACTGAGGGCACATATCTACTTAATTGAAAGCCAACATAGTCTGCAAGATTTGGAATTTTAGATAAGTTGTATGATGAAAACCTATCCAGAGTGCTTTTAATATTAGAGACAATATCATTACTTGGAAGATTGTTGTTGGAAAGAGAATATTGAGGCAATGTATTTGCTAATTCTGCTGTGCTTAGGTCTTCAAAAAATAAATATGGGATGTTGCCAGAAAATTCTGGAGTAATATTAATAAATAAATTTGATGTTGCAATTTTTACAGCATTATAAATAATTGCATCTGGAGATGTTTGTTTAATTGGAGTAACAGGAGTTGCTGCAACATCAGCAGTTGGCGTATTAGTTGTTGTTGTATTTGTGCCATTAAGTTTTGTTGTTAAATCATTTACCTGGCTTTTCGTATTCCATAAAGCATGAGCTAAACTTGTAACGCTTTCTTGCAAAGTTTTAATTGTGTTTAAAGCATCATTTAATTGTTTTGGTGTAGGAGTAGCCATTATGGAACCTCGCTAAGATATAGTGTCATTTTTGGACCATCTGCATTTCTCGTATATGAAATATTATATACTACAAACCGAGCATCAGAGTATGATAGTTGATTAATATTATTTGTATCAGAATAGTTAATCTTTACTATGTCTCCAAGTTGTATCATTGGGTTAGCAAAAATTTCTACACCAATTGACAGCCTTGTTCTTTTTGTAAGATTTTTATTAACCATCCATTCCATTATTTTTTTAGCAGATGCTTCATTTTGAATATATGTTCCTGAAATTGTAAACTCTTTTCTTCCGTAGTTCATTCTATTACTTTGAATATTTGAATACTTTTGAAGTTGGTCAGATGGCGAAATAATTTTTCCATAATCACTTATTGCTGGATTACTAAAATCACTAGTCTTAGAGAAATAATCATCTACCGTCAGGTCGTGTGATGACTGTTGAGTAAAGGTAACTCCTTGAATTCTAAGATAGTTTCCTGTTGTTTCATCTAATGTAATTAAATTATCGGTTGTATTAAAGATTAAAAACTCTGCTCCGTACGGAGTTGGGTTAAATCCAGATACAGCATATGCCTGTAGGCTATTGACGGTTGGCATAAGTTTTGCAAGTAATGCTGGATAGGCTTTGTCATATCTAATATTGAAATATGCCATCTCTCTCATAATTGTTCCAAATTCATCCATATACAAAGAATATTCTGGTGTGCTTGAAGAACTAAGACCTGTAAGAAATGTTGATGCTACGGAAGAATTTATTCCATATTTAGAATACCCTCCTGTTGCAATTCTTTGACTCATATTTATAGAATTAAGTGGAGTAATATTGTTTACATTATAGGATTCGTTTGCTTTATTTATATTTAAAGCATAGATGTTTTCAAACAATACCTTAGACGTTCCTCTTGTAAACATTCCTATTGTGTTGTTTGTTTCATTTTTAACAATTGCAGAAGAGTCTTTTACTCTAGCAAGCAAAACATCATTAATATATAAGTCAAATGTTTCAGAGCCATCCGTGTTTGTTGCAACTGATTCAATTGCTAAATCATAAGAACCAACTTCTTTTTGTTGAACTAGTCTTTGAATTCCAGCAAAATCGCCAGAATCTGCAATAATCTTGGCACTGCCACTCCAAAGCAAAATAGGGATTGCCTGAGTATTATCGTTAGTTCCTGATTCTGTTCCTCTTGTAACTTTATAAAAATAAACATTGTCTAAACTTACAGTTGTGTCAGACTGCTTCAAATATACGTTATTTTGATTTAGTGCCACTATTTCAAAATAATAGCCAGTATTAATATTTTTTGTTTGGTCAACTCTAAAGCATAGTCCTCCAGATGAACCAGAGAATTCAACAGAATTTTTTGTAATAATCGGAACTGCTCCAACAGATGTTTGAGAACCATTTGCTGTTTGTGTTCCCAACACTCTCATTCGTGTTCCATAATGATTATAAGGATTAGTTAATAAATCATTTAGAATATATGATGTATAATCTAATGGGTTTGTAGTATTCAATACACCACTACTTCCTTGCAAAATAAGAGCAGATGAACGAATTGCTCCCTGTGGCAAAGTCATATCTTTTAATTTTGCTTGAGATGATTTTAGTGCGTCTTCTGTAATAAAGGTAGTACTAAATTTATCTCGCAAGAAAGAGTATACTCCTGCGGTTACATCTATTCCAGATGGTGGAATGCCAGCATTTCCAGCAATGGTTGTTACAGGAGCCAGGGTAAATGGTTGGCTACTTACTTTTATTTGTTTGGCAGATATGGCAGATGAAGCAGCAGTATCAATTGTAAATTGTGTATCGGATACAATTGTTTTTACCTTTGTTCCAGAAACAATATTTGTTCCAAAGACATACCAGCCAACCTGAATACTAGATGTGCTAGTTGTTGTATTTATAGTTGTCAAACTTGTTGTAGGACTTGTTTGAGTACTTGCAGAAGCAAAAGTAACTGTGGTTCCATAATATGGAGTATTAAATAAATATTTAGAGTTCATAAATATGTTTTTAACAAATGATGACTGCCATGGAGCATTGCTTGTTTGATTTGGATTTAGAGATGCTCTGTGTGTAGTTATAGTAGTTCCAAATTGACCACGACCATGCTTTGATACCTGACCTGTTTTGAATGTAATGCCATCTGAATTATAGTATGGTTCTGAATAAATTCTAACTTTTCCTGTTGGATAAATTTTTGCACCAAATGGAAGTTTTGCAAATTGGTTAGCATATTCTTGTTCAGAAGTAATCCAAATATTAGAGTATGTGTAATAACCATTAAAAGTAATTGAACCACTAGATGTAGCATTATTAGAAACATACAAAGTAAAAGAATCTTGAATAGAGGTAATTGTTCCTGAAATACCGCTACCAGAAGTCAGTGTGATGGTTTCACCAATAGACAATGATGAAGTGTCTCCAGTTGTAAGAACTATTTTGTTTGAGCCATTTGTTATGGTTCCCACAAATCCAGTTTTTGTTGCTGATGGAATTGCATACTCTACAGCATCATATTTAATAATTTCCCCATTGGCATAAAAATAACTCTTATATCTTGAAATGTAATTGATTCCAGCACCAAAATCAATAATGTTGTCGATTATGTTTCCACTATTGTCAACTGATGGGACATTGGCTGACAGGTCTGAATTTAGTACCATTGCAGAAAGAGAGAAAGAATTTGACGAATTCTTTTCATTTTGTGGCATAGTATTTTGAGAACTTCCAACTTCCCAAAGAAGAACAGGTTTGTAATACCATTTTTTATTATTACTTGAAAGAACTGATGCTTGATTTAGTTCTCCGTAAGTTTTTTGAATATATTTATTTGAATAAGTAATCTTTCCAGCATTATAAACCTCACTAGATTGTGATGCAATAGAGATAATGTTTGAAAGCGGTGTTCCACTAGATGTTCCATTTCTATTTGCACCAGATTCGTTAAAATCTTTTGTGCCATAAAGTGTTGCATCAACTACTGGTCTTTCTTTTGCACTAGGCAAAATTCTATTTTTGCTCATAAATACTAAATCATTATTTTCATTAAAGAAAATTGCTGTTTGAGTTGACTGTGCTAAATCATTTAAAACTTGTGCTACTGTTGAATCTGGAGCAACAAAGAAATATGGAATTATGTCATCTTTATCTAAAGACTGTCCATCTAGTCTATCAAATTTATAATTTGAAAAACCAACTGAATCAAGCAAAATTGATGCAGCCATGCTTAATGTAATGTTTGAAAATAGTAGTGGTGGAGAAATGATTGATTCTAAATAAAAGAATAGGTTTCTTAATTTAATGTTTACCGTTCTATCTGAATTTTTAATTTTTGGAAAACCATCTGCATACATAGTCTTGATTGGAACATAATAATTAGAATATGTAGATGTTGCAGAATCATATATATTTTTAATTACTTCATAAAATTTAAACTGCACATTTTTAGTAACAAAACTACTTAGCACTGTAGTTCCATCGGTATCCATAATATTTAAAATACTGTTTGGGTTGTTTTGGTTCATGGCTTGGTCGTAGTCAAAGATATCAATGGACCCAGTTGATGCTAATAATTCTCCTACTGGCATTCCTGTGTTTCCAATATCTGAGGCTATCTTTTCTATTGTATAGGTTAATGTTTTATCTGATAGGTCTACTACCAATCTTGGAGACATTTCAATCAAATCAAATGTTGATTTTTGTACCGCCATATTTTCTACACGAATTCTTATTCCATAAATAAATTGAAACTCTCTATAAGACTTTCCATACAAGGTTGTTCCAGCATAAGAGTCTGGAGACACAAGATTTGTCAATCTAGTTGTGTTTGCAGTTACTGATTCTTCAGCGACCACCCAACCATATGTTGGAACAAAACTATCCCAAATTGAACCATTCCAAACATAAAATGTTCCAACTGCAGAAGAACTTGCTCCAACAAGATATGCCTCTCCAACATTTGCGAATCTAGGCAACGCTGCTGTTGAAGCATATGAACCAATAATGGTAAAATTGTTTAAGTAAGAATTAGGAATATTGGATATACCATAAGCAAGTTCTACATAACCATCGGAACCGATTATTCGTTTTCCGTTAGACCTCAAAGAATTTTTATCAAATGATTTTGCAACATTCCAGTTATTTGATGAATCTAAATATTCTATATACCATTTCAATGGGGTTTTTTGGTTGACCACTGTTGTTGCATTTGGGTCTTCGTAGAATGGGTCAGCGACCTTAACTCCGTCAGCCCTTGTAATTTGTGTTCCAGTTGCAACAGAACCAATGTTAGATACATGTGTTTGCATCTTTACGACAAGCCTGTTTGCTGGAACTGGTCTATTATAAACAACAAAAGGATTTGCATCACTAATTTTATATCCACCATTTACAGCATCTGATGATAAATCTGAAGAAACTCCTCTATCAAAAGCAAAATCAGTTGGTTGTGCATTATTATAGGTAATGCTTACTTTGTCCACATATTGTAAATCAGTATTATCAGTTGTGGAAACTATCTCAACAACTATTTTTGCATACCTTGCATTTGTAACTGGTGTACTTGAAATAGTTGCTCTAGTAGAAGCAAGTGTATTTGATGTTGTCACAGTTGTGTATGCAGAACTGCTTAAAAATGTAAAAGATGAATCATACCAATCTATTTTAATTCTTGCTGACCTTCCAGCGGTAGTGCTATAAAATAATGCACTTGCTGTATACCTACCAGTAGAAGAAAGTATTTGATGAAATGTTGTTGTGGTTGCACCAACGTTACCAGCAGTTGTTGGTGTTAGAACCAGAGTATAGTTGGATTTTGTATTTGGTCTAATTGCAGCAGATATTGTTGTATTGCTATTTGCAATCCATCCACTAGTTCCTGACGTAGAAAAGGTATACATAGCAATTGGTTCTTTTCTATAAGATGTCCAATATTTAAATTTGTCATCTTTTGATGCAAGATAATATCTAGGTAGTTGATGCATTTTTTCTTGTGCATAATGTGTCCATGGAGTATATCCATATCTAATTTTATTAATGCCAGAACGTGGTCTAAATCTATTTAGACAATCTGTCAAAGAAAACAGTAGTTTTTCTTTTTCGTTATCTTTTTTAAAATAACTAATCTCATTGCTATTGGTGCCACCAAAAATTGTTGTTGTGCTAGTCAGAGAACCATAGTATGTCGGATTAACAGTTGTTTCATTTTCTTCTGAATATGATGAAGCAATAACTCCATATGTTGGGTCATTATATCTCCACCTATAATTACCAACTGTTTTAATATTATCTGAAAAATTTAAATTCCATTCAGCAACTACTAGGGCTTGTGCCGATAGTGAGGATGATTGCTCTATGGCATTTTTAAGTACCGTACTGTTATACATTATACCTCTTCCAGTTTAATAGAAATATTCCATAAATCAAAATTTCTTTCTCCACGTTTTTGAACGCTATAAGAAAAATCTGAAACAAACATTTCCATAACCTCACTATATTGTGCTAAATGAGAATACTGATATTGGTCTGCAGCAAAATTACTTGGTTTATCATAAGATAAAAATACCCAAAATGAACCAGTGTGATTTTCGTACCAATCTAATAGTTCGTTACCACCTGCACCACCATCAATAGTGTATTGGTTTACTGCACCAACAGTTGAGTTTCCTCCTACTGCCATACCAGAATCATTAAAATTAGGGTCTTGGTTAAATGCTCTAGAAGGAAGCATATCCCAAGAAATAGATAAAGACTTTTTATCTGCAACAAAATAAGAACGCATACGACCGTTAATTGTTCTTTGACGATTTTCAATACGCAAAGAAGAAAAATCTAGCGTCTTTCTGTTATGGTCTGATAATACTAAAAAGTCATCTCCAGTGGTAGACTCACCAACCTCATATCCCTGTGGAATATAGAAAGTCTTTCCACCAACAATGGTGGTTGTAGGTGGTTGGTCAGCAAACATGACTGCTTCTGGTCTGGCATATTTGCGTCTGTTATCTAAATAAACTTTGTTATCAATTGCCATTATCTTCTATTGCTCCTCATTGCTCTATCATCAAGTCTTCTAATTTCTCTAACCACAGTATTAGCAATATCATTTGGATTAGAGTTAGAACTGACGTTAACATTTACACTATAAGTATTATACACTGAATCTCCACCCCATGTGCCAGTTTGGTTTGCTGCACTAAGGTTTGCTGCTCCAATTCTATCTACCGCTGATTTTTGGAATACATATTCACCTGGATGAAGATTTGCCAAGCCACCATCACCAAATCTAGGCATTGCCCCAACATATCCACCAGTTTTAAATCTAGGAATAGCCAATCCACCTTTGGCTTTATTTAGTGTTTTAAAACCTTCCCAGTTTGAACCATACATTATAAGATTTCCGATTGTTGGCTTAACATTTTTGGGTAACTCATCAATCACACTTGTTGGAATAAAATCGTCAAGCATCATACCATACCCACCAATATCATCCAAATAAGCCTCTTCTGACTTTTTTCCAATTTTCTTTACCATTGCTGGTGAAACTATCTTTTTAAGATTTAATATATCCATTGGAGAAATATATTTATTCCTAGAAAATTTTGACTCAAGTTGTTTGATTACTTTTTGAAGATTTTCATCTTTAATATATTTTGCTATAAATTGTGCTCTTGCTAAAACATCCCATGGTCGTTTAGAGAATTTAAAACCTGCTTTAGCCCAGGCTGCACCACCATGACTTAATCCAGCATCTATATTAATTTCATTAACCCCAGCCTTTTTAAATAACTCCATTGCCTGAAGTGTAAAGTTTTTTCCTATTCCTT